TTCTAAATCAATTTCTAATGAAATATATTCACTCATGATTGAAGTTAATTCAGCTTCAGCATCCAATGAATGGTATGCATTTAAATCCTGTGCGAACTCTGGAGTCCATACAGCTTTCAATTTGCGTGTCTTAGCAACAATTGCTTCAGACTGCATTTGAACATTGATTTGTGGAATTGAGATAGGAGTGTTGTCACCGTTAAGGTTGTTGTTACCATCTTCAAAATCACCTCTTTCATTATCAAGAGTTTGCATTAAGTACTCAACTTTTAAAGTTCCACCCTCTGCAACATCAGCACCTACAAAGAATTCAATATTTGCACCGTTGATTTTTGTAAATTGTGGGTATTGTACTGCAGAAGTTGGTAAATCAGCAGCAGAACCTGATAGGTAAAATGCTCTTACGGCTCTTGTATCAAAATTAGCTAATGATGCAGAAGGAATTGATAGTTTTACGATTTGAGCTGGGTCTATAGAACCTGCAACATAAGATTGAGAAACTGCAGAATCAGCATTCAAATCACTATACCAATCAACAGATCCTGAAGCTACAGTGTAAGCTGCAGATTGAGTGTTGTTAATAGAGTAACCGAAACGACCTGCACCGTAAAGACCACCTGTGTTTGAGTTACCGAATGGAGCACTTCCGTCAGCACCTAAAGTACCGTAAAGTGATTCACCAGCACTAAATGGATCTTTGTCATTACCATATTGGAAATCTAGATAAAATACTAGACCTGAAGGTAAATTCATTGGTTGAACCGAAACGAATTCTTTCGCTGCGATTTGTCCAAATACCTTTCTTACCAATGGTAAAGCAACACCTGCCCACTGAGCACCTGTTCCTGGTTCAAATGTACCTGAACCTGCACCACCACCTGTGTTTGAAGCTTCAACAACTAATTGTTTAGCTTGATTTTCTAGGATCATAGACATATTGTTTTTATCAGTGTCGTTACCGATACCTTCTAACAATCCTGTCTTGCCCCATTTGTTTGCTAATCTCGCAGCATCACCTTGTAGTGATTTGTACGGGTTAGCGCTTTCTAATAGAGAATTTAATTGACTCATTTTTTCTTTTTTTTATTATTAATTTTTAAAATTTGTGATTTAAATTAGACCTGCTAATTTTTTAAATCTGTTCACCATTTCATCTGATTCAACTATAGGTTGTTTCTTAGTTACATTTGATACGTTTGAAGCTGCTGAAGCACTACCTTTAGATCTAAAGCTTTCGCTTATAGAATTATTAGTTGTTTTTGTTTTAACACTACTATTAATAGTTTCAAATACAAGTTTTACTTCTTTTACAGTTTCTGCTTTATCAAAGGCTCCTAATACTTTAACTTTTTGAGATTCAGATAAATTCTTACCACGGAACACTTTGTTTGTGTAAAGAAGTTTAGCGTTTAAGAGGTTGATTTCATTAAGTTCTGATTTTAAAGTTGCAACAGTGTCCATTGCTTCTTTTAAATCTTTTTTAATGTCTTCTTTTTCATCTTTAATACCGTCTTTGTAGCCTTCTTCTTCAGCGTCAGTACGTGCATTCTCATCCATTGTTACTTCTACTTCATCTTCAACTTCGATTTCTTCATCATCTTCAACTTCTACGTCTTCAGATTCAAAATCATCACCAGCTTCTAATTCACCAGCTGTAACCATGTCTTCGATTACATCTTCGATAAACTTTTTAAGGTCGTCTTCAGACATGTCTTCGATGTCGATGTCTTCATCTTCATCTTCGTTTTTGTCTTCTTCATCCTCTTTCTCATCTTCCTCACCATCTAAATAGCCTTCTTCTTCAGCATCAGTACGTTCGTCCTCTTTCAAGTCCTCTTTTTCGTCCTTAATACCGTCCTTGTAGCCTTCTTCTTCAGCGTCTGTACGAGCATTTTCTTCAAGTCCATCTTTTTCTAGTTCTGCTAAAATTTCATCTAAGTCCATGTCTTCTTCTTCACGCATATATTCAGTTTCTCTTTCGGCTTTATTGTCACCGTGATCACCTCTACGCATTACTGGATTTGACATTTTCTCTTCAACTTTAGCATCATCTTTTACCTCATCTACTTCGTCCTTACCTTCTTCTACTTCGTCTTTTTCCATTTCTTCTATTTTACTAGAAAACATAGCTTGGACTTGTGGAGAGAATGCTTCTTCGAGAGCGACTTTGGCATTTGCTATTGCAGATTCTTTGACTGCTTTAGCATCAGCGATTGCTTCTTTTAAAAAAGTTCTGTTCATTTTTCCTAAATTTTTTGTTGGGAAACTACGTTTATTCAAGAAACGTAATAGGGATTAATTTTTTGTGAGATGTCATATAAGAGATGACATATTATGTTGATACGTATATAGAAAGAAAGCAAAAATGCAAGGAGATAAAAAAAAACCCATAAACAGTTCTTATGGGGTGTTTATGGGCACTTTAATCCTTCGGTAGCGTCCGAGGAAATATTATTTAGTTTTGAATTACAGGGCAGTAACCATGTGAGCATAATATTTCACCCAGTACACTATTTACTTTTTTATATTTATCTTGTGATTGGAAATCTTTATTTTCTTTAACCAAATGCATAAATGAATCTGGATTTGAAGGTGTTGAAACAAAGTCCCAACATAGTAATTCGAAGTCATCTTGTACTTCCATTAACCCACCTACATCTTTAAGCGAACCCATTCCTCTAGAAGAAACACCTACAGTAATTCCACTTTCAACTAAAGCTTTTAGTATGTTACCATTTGGGGTAGGTAAAATTTCTATTTTACCCATTACTTTATCTCCATCCCACCACATATCTGATATATTATGAGATACATTTTGCAAGTTAATAACAGAGGATTCCGGGTGATCTAATTCTCCCATTGCCCTATTTTCATCAACTAAAGTTTGGTACTTGTTAATTTCTCTCTCCCATAATTCTCTAGAATAATATCTACCGTTACCATTTTTGACTTCGGCTGTTGCTAAAATACCTTCTACTAATGGAAGACCACGAGATGATTTATTCTCAGTTAATCTTATCCCCTTAGGTTTAAATATGTGAGTTTCTATTAGTAATTGGTTATCCATTTTATCCTTGGAATTTATTCAATCCTGAGTATGATTCTGGATTGTCGTTAGAGTTTTCATTGCTGTTTTCGTTGCTTCCTTGGTTGCTATTATCATTGCTTCCTTCGTCAACCATTCTTTTATATGCTTTACCACACATCTTTTCATACAGCTTTTCCATTTGTGCCTTACGCTTTTCAAGTAATTTTACTTCACGCTGCATCTCTTTCATTTTTTTCTTGTCTACTAACTCAGATAAGTTTTCATCTTCACTTACCATAGAAATTCTTTGATTTTTACCTTCAATAATTTCATCTAAAGCCTCAATCTGTAACTCCATAGTAGCTATTTTACCATTTCTTTCTAGTTCAGCTAATTTTGAATCTGTTGTTTCTTTTTTAACTTTTTTCTTAACCGTTTTTTTTGGTTTATTTTCTCCTAATGGAGAATTTTCGAACATTTCTACTAATGATATCATATTATTTTCTATTTTATTTTCTTTTATTTCTAAATAACCAGTACCTACTTCTCCTTCTGGGAAGTCTTTTTTAGTTTCTTCACCATAACCTCCACCTACGCCAGGATCTTTTACCATTTTACCTTTACCCAAAGCTGGTTGGTCTTCGCTATATCCTATTCCTTTAATTCCAAATTGAGCTTCTTCAACATAATACAAAGGATTTTTATCAATATTTTTGATAACTAAATCAATTAATTCTTCTTTAGATTTATCTTTATTATCTACATCAGTAAGCTCTGTAAAGTATCCTTGACGGAATTGCTCACCAGAAACATTATTAAGCATTTTATCATCTTTATAATCGTACCCTTTTGTTGGTGCTTGAAGATCTGTTACTTCTTTTGATGTTTTTTTCTCGATTGCTTTTGCTTCCTCAATAGAAATTAATTCCATGTTTTCATCAAATATTTTAAACCAATCTGGTTTTTTAGTTGATGTGCTAGCTACACCCCACATACCTTCAGATATAATTGAGCGTTTATTTAAAATTGCAGATGCTTCTTCAAAGCTAGCTGCATTACGGATTAAATTTGGGAATTGTCTTTTTGCTTCTTTAAGGAAAATTTCTTTATTTCCTTTACCCTCTTTAATAAGATTGTATTGATTTTGTAGTGTTTTCATTTATTCTCCTTTTAATAAGTCTTTTATATCTTTTATATAATCTAAAACTAAATCTGTAGGTTTAATTACAGAATATGATGATGGGTTATCATTATAATAAGTTGAAGTTTCGTTTTTAGCGTTACTCAACATCTTATAAATATCATTTAATTCTTGTTCAATAACATCAAATGATGCTATTCTTTTTTTTTGAAACTCTTCTGCACTTTCAGCTTCAAATAATTGTTTAACTTCTAATCCAGAACCTTTAATTTTATTTGGTACTAGTTTATATTTAAATTGTTTTACGTAGGCGTTATCTTTAACTCCTGTTTCTCCTGCTTTAGGACCGGGGCCTAAATTAGCTCCTATATTTTCATCTACTTTTTTCTTTTTCTTTAATTTAAAAGCAAATGGTGTAGCATATTGCATCCCAGTACCAGGTGTAAATGATGCTGATCCGGCTCCACCTCCAGTAGTAGACATTTCTTCTAATGTATTTTTGACTTGTCTGTATTGTTCAGGGTAGAATTTTCTTAAATGTGTTCTGTATTTATTAAATACATCTTTTAATTCTCCATATATTCTTCTGATGTCTTCATCATCACGAGCATCATCAGTACCCATTAATTGTTTTAATGCTTTAGTTGCACTAGACATCTTTTTTAAAGAATCACCAAAACTTGCTAAATTAATAACTTTATGGCTTATACTCCCAGTTTCTTTATTAATGTCGTCTGTTTTAAAGTATGTTTTTAAGTCTTGTGTAAAGAAATCCGTATCTTGTACTGGGCCATATCTGTCTTCCAACCTTGTAATTAAGGCTTGATCTACATCTTCGGGACTTAAAGTTCTTTTGTTTTCTTCTTTAACCATGTGCTACATTAAGTTCTTGTAATAATGAATGATATTGTAATAAGTCAACTAGATGATCACTATTAATTATAGTTTTCTTATCTAATTCCTTAATTAATGTTAGAACTTCATTTAGTTTAATTTTAACTACTTTACTCTTTGTCTTTTGGGTTTCTAATTTAATATTTTCAACAATAAAAGCTATTTCTTTATTATAAAATTCCTTTAATTGAGGTGTATTATCTACTGATTCAATAAACTCTTTAAGAATATGTTTTTGTCTTATAGATAGTGAAGAATATTTATTGTTAAATTTCTCTAATAAAACATAATAAGTTAAAGTACGAAGATCTTTATCATATGATTTAAATTCTTCAATTACATTATCTTTCACTTCATCCCTTTCAACTGATTTTTCAGTTAAGAACTCAAGTAGTGTTACTTTATTATCAATAATTTGGTTAGGATCTATTAATTTATCAGTATTATAAGTTTCTACTAATGTATATAAAGAAGCATGTGCTTTGTAATCTGTTAACTTTGTCTTAAATAAATCTTCAACATTATAATGTTCTTTCAATTCACTTATTAAGTTATATTTTTGTTTTCTAATTTGGGATCTATTAAGTTTTTTAGATGTTTCTAAAACT